GAAATGTGGGAAGTTTTTAAAGCCCTGAATGATAAATGGGTTGCGGGTATCGATTTTAATTCAAGAGTGTTATTTGAGGAGTTTTTATTTTTTGATAAAAGTAATAGGGATATTGGTGATGATTTTATAGTTAATGTCGAAAGCATAAGAAAATATTGTAGTTGGAGTAATTCCAACACATCAGTAATGAGTTTGTTAAAACAATTATTTGCGGAAAATAGAATGAACTTCTTTGTGATGCCAGCGTATATAAATTTTTATGGTAAACCATATTTGAATAGTTCAACAAGAAATCAAACTATACTTAATAACGCCAATGATGTTTTCAGTACTTTTGGATATGTTGATTATATTGACTCTTCACCCAAATTCTTGTGCCAATACATCGGTAAACCATCTGAAACTCTATCAATGGAAAACGACCCTAAGTATCCATTTAAGAGTGATTCGTTTGACATGGGAGTAAGTGCGGGTAATGGTTTGAAAAATACAAGCCCTGTAAACAATCAGTTTAGAAATAATAAAGCGGTTGGTTTTGTTGTAGATTTTGGGGTACAGAACCAAAGCGTTTTCAAATCCATAGAAATTGCACAGAACCAAAACGTAACATCATCCGAACAAATTCAAACAGTTGTGGATTTGGGCCAACTTGGTGGAAACAAAAAAACATCACAACAAACCGTATCACTATTCGAACTATATAAGAATAGAACATATGATTGTACTTTAAAAACTTTGGGCAACGTTATGATTCAACCGACAATGTATTTTGTTTTAAGACATATGCCAATGTTTAACGGGACATACATTATCCGTAATGTAAAACACGAAATTGGACCTGGTCAATTTAATACAACAATAAAAGGACAGAGAATGTCATCTTTATCGGTTCCTAAAGTTTATGATGAATTAGCTGCGGTTAACGAGGACTTCACAAAAAAAATACAAAATACAATTAAAACCGAAGTTGCTAACAATAACGTCGTTACATTTAATAGTGAGTCAAGAAAATATTTAACAGGTCCCGATGCGGTTAAATACAAAATACAAAAAAGAGAACCATATCAAGGTTTTATAAATCAGTACCAAGATGTTCAAGCACAACCTGACCCTAACAATTTATATGGTTCACCTGACAGTAATCAATCAAAATTACCAAGAATGAATTATTCTACACGAACAATAGCTTTGGAAAATTTAAAAATAGATTTACAAAGTGTTGAAGACAAAAACATGAGATTGTTTTTGTTTACATTATTTTTCTTAAGTGGATATAATACAGAAGAACAATCTTTTTTAATCAAACTTAATAATATTTTTGGTATAACAGGAGATGTTGAGTGGTCAGAGTCTCTACTACCTGAAGTGTCGGGATATAGAAGTTTAGATAACAAAGGAACGATAGTACCGATGTTCGGTTTCAAAAGCATCAGAACCTGTTTGAATTTTTCTAAAAAGTATTTCGAATTGATTTTGAAAAGTAATTTAATAGATTCAGGACCCGAGTGTACAAAAAAAGAAGGGTATTCACCCACAGATTTGAATAATGAGAGTGAAAGTTATAAGTGTACTGCAGATATTTTTGTTAAAATGTTTTACGAAAATTGGTATTTCAGTCCAACTAATCCAAAAAAGTATAAAGACGACCCAAATTATTCAAATTTCATAGCAATTGCTGAAAGAGCTTTGGTCATTGCAGGGACTGAGAAACTTATTTAACAATCGATATATTTATAAAGAAAAAGTTATGAGTCAATTAAAAAATTTATTGGACAATTACCTTCAGAAAGATACTGTAATGGCCGAGAAGGATTTAGGTAACGGATATAAAGAAGTTTGTGATTTACAAACAGGAGATTGCTACACAGTTAGACTTAAAGATGGTCTAATTGAAAGAGTCGATAACACAATGAAATTGAACAGAACACTTAAGGTTGAAACACCTACTGGTGTCAAAACACTTTTACGTGATTAATAATATAGAAAAGATGAAGACAAATTTATCCAAAGCTTTATTTGAAGAGTTGAATAGACACAACCAAATAAATAGATACATTTTTGAACAAGACGCACCCGAAGACGCACCGATTGAACCAGCGCCAGCCGCTGACGCACCGCCAGCACCATCACCAAGCGATGCAACCTTAGGAGGTGCTACTCCACCACCCGCAGAACCTGGTGCTCAACCTGGTCAACCTATTGATGTTGCTAATGACCCTGATGTTGAAGAGATAACAGGAGATGAGGGAGAAACATCGTCAGAACCAACTTCAGAAGAAGGTGGAACAGAAGAATTGGATATTACTGAATTGGTGAACAGTCAAAAAAATATTGAAACAAAACAAGAAGAATATATGAGCTCCATGATGTCAAAGTTGGATGAATTAGAACAGAAACTAAGTCAAATGGATTCAATATTTGAAAAAATTAATAATATAGAAGACAAGATTGAAAAATATAGAACTAAGACACCTGAGGAAAAACTACATTTAAGGTCGTTAGATTCATACCCATTCAATCAAAAACTCACAGATTTCTTTGGTGAAAAATCAGATGAAATGGAAAAAACGGGTAAAAATGAATATGTTTTGAAACCCGAAGATGTTGAAGATGTGGACCACAGAGAAATCAGAAAAACTTTTGACCAAGGTATTGGTAAGTAATTTGATTTATTCCAAATCTTTGTTATACTTGTTATATATAAATAACAGTTTTAAGAACAAAGATTATGATGCAAGATTCAACATTTGATGCCGTTTTGGCACAGTACGAACAGAACACCAAACCTTTTGGTGATTCCCCAATGATGACCCAAGAAGAAAGAATGAAGCGTTATTTCGCAGCAATTCTACCTAAGGGTGAAAACTCAGGACAAAGAAGAATTCGTATTCTTCCTACCACGGATGGTGGCTCCCCATTCAAAGAGGTATGGTTCCATGAAGTTCAAGTTAATGGAGTTTACAACAAATTTTATGACCCCGACAAAAACGAAGGTGGTCGTTCACCCCTCACAGAAGTTTACGAAGAATTGATGAAAACTGGCAAGGAGTCTGACAAAGAACTTGCTAAACAATATAAGGCACGTAAATTTTACATTGTAAAAGTGATTGACCGTGACCACGAAGATGAAGGTGTAAAGTTTTGGCGTTTTAAACACAACTACAAACAGGATGGTGTGTTGGACAAGATTATTCCTATTTGGAGGTCTAAAGGTAACATCACCGATGTTAACGAAGGTCGTGACTTGATTATTCAGTTGGTTAAATCTAAAACCCCAAAGGGAAAAGAATATACCACAATTCAGACAATCATGCATGATGACCCATCACCATTGTCAAAAGACAAAACTCAATTGGAAGAGTGGAAAACCGACCCAACAACTTGGGAGGACGTTTACTCAAAGAAACCCGTTGAGTACTTAGAGGCAATCGCTCGTGGAGAAGTTCCACGTTGGGATTCAGAGGCTAAAAAGTATGTCTATGGTGACGAATCTATGGAAGTACTTGGTGGTGGAAACTACAAAGACCCACAGGCGGGAATGGACGCTGACGAGGAATTACCATTCTAAAAAAACCTATGAGCATGGACACTTGCATAGACATAGTGTCCATGCTTTTTTTATTAAAAAGAAAAAACAAAATGAAAATAAGAAAATTGATGTATGACTCTCTTACAAAAAAATATGAGAGTGAAATTGCCGAAGCAGAAGCGACACTTATGGTTTACATGGAAAACGCGGTTGGTATTGGAGAACATCCACAACACTTGGAAGAAATGGACAAGTTTGTAGAAAAATTGGCAAATGCGAATGATAAGTTGGAAACATTAAAAGAGTTTTACAAATACAATTATGGCGATTAAGAAAAACGATTTCAGTACAATTAAAAAGAAGTTCTCAACTTCTGCAAAATACAAACCACAAAGATACCTTGATTTAGGTAAAGACTTTTTGGATGCGGTGGGATTACCAGGTCCTGCTATTGGACACTTGAATATGTTCTTGGGTCACTCAGATACGGGTAAAACAACCGCGGCTGTAAAAGCTGCAGTTGCAGCTCAAAAGATGGGTGTACTTCCTGTGTTTATTATTACCGAACAAAAATGGAGTTTTGAACACGCAAAACTTATGGGTTTTGAATGTGAGGAAGTTGTTGACCAAGAAACAGGAGAAGCTGATTGGGACGGATTTTATATCTTCAACAATAACTTTAACTACATTGAAGAAATTACTGATTATATAAATTCACTATTGGATGCACAAACCAAAGGTGAATTAGATTATGATTTGTGTTTTATTTGGGATTCAGTGGGTTCTGTTCCTTGTAAGATGACTTATGAAGGTAAAGGCGGTAAACAACACAACGCAGCGGTTCTTGCCGACAAAATTGGTATGGGTATTAACCAAAGAATCTCAGGTTCAAGAAAATCAGATTCAAAACATGAAAATACTTTGATTATTATTAATCAACCTTGGGTTGAACTTCCTGATAATCCATTTGGTCAACCTAAGATTAAGGCTAAAGGTGGTGAAGCAATTTGGTTGAATTCATCTTTGGTATTCTTGTTCGGAAACCAAAAAGGTGCTGGTACAAATAAGATTACCGCAACCAAAGACAAACGTAGTGTTAAGTTTGCTATTCGTAGTAAGGTATCCGTATTGAAAAACCATATTAATGGTTTGGGATATGAGGATGGCAAGATTATTGTTACACCTCACGGATTCTTGGCGGGTAAAGACTCGACAGAAGAAAAAGCTTCGATTGAGGCGTACAAAAAAGAATACGCAGATTATTGGAGTGAAA